AGTGAAGTCCGAACCTGCCGTGGATTTCCTCTTCCTTGGAGGTGGCCTCGATTCCGTTACTAAGTCCCTTGAAGTAGTTGCGGTGCTTGTTGTAGGACATCATGATAAGGAACTGGCTGAACAGGCTAATGTGCTCCATCATGATACTGAACAGAATCAATCGCTTAACAAATCCTTGACGGTCGTAGGTAGGGGCCAGTGCTCGCTGTAGGTACGCTACGCGGTCTCTGATGGCCGGTACGTCCGTAACCAACGTCTCGAATTCACGCTCCAGACCCATCAAGGTCAGGAGGTTGGAGTACATGTCTTGGTGTCTCGCTTCCGACTCTCCGAACACGACTCCCACTGCGTCAATCTCAGGGTGTGGCAGTGTGTGTCCTAAGTCGGCCCAAAACCGCTTGACTGACACTTCTACCTGTGAGATAGCCAGCATAGACCGTTTAATCAGCTCCCGCTCAGTATCGTTCAGCTTGGTGTAGTAATCCTGAACATCCTCGCTATAGGAGAACTCAGAGAACAGCCAATATGACGCTTGAATAGCTGTAGCGTAGGGCGTAACTGAAGGGTATTTAACCGGCTTCAGGTTAACGCGCTTATCGAATATCGTTGACAAGGTTGACAAGTCCCTTCCCCCGCCCTGTGCGACGGGAGTGAATTACCCTTTATCGGGTTGCCCTTAGCTTAACCTATTACCGCAGCGTGTAGGTGAACAAGTACGTTCTAATTACTTGGTGGTCGGAAAGAGTAGTTCCAGTTTCCACCGTCATATACAGCTTTTGGTTCTCGAAGAAGTCGGATGCAATTTCACTGGCTCGCATACATGTAGGGATAGCGTGTTCGCCCCATACACTCGCCTTCACCTGCGCCCCTTCCAGAATGTAGCGATAGATAGCTCCTGCAAGTTTCTCAGGGTCAGTTGAGTTTGCTACCTTCAGTGTTATCTCTCGCTCATCCATGTTTACGTTCCTAACATATAAAATATGCCGTCACTTATGGCAACGGTAACATCAATTATACCATATTTTATACCTCCGCGCTCGTTCGACGTGTCAGCTCGCGGGACAGCAGCTTGCCCTTAGACTCAAACCCTTCCCGCATAGCGGATACCATCTTCTTGTAACCTTCCGCCATGATTACTTCATGCTGGAGCTTAAGCAGTTCTTCGTCTGTGTCTAGGTAAGCATCCACCTCTTTTACAGTTATCCTACGGTCGCTGTACTCCGCCTCTTCCCGCGCTACCAGATACTTAGATGCGCGGGTCAGCCTTAACTTGGCGTTACGTGTGTTGTGCAGCGTGTCAGCCATTGACTCTAGGTACTGAGCGTGTGTCTTGAGTGCGTCGAAGATAGACATGTACTCCATCAGCTTATTGGTGCTGACAGTCGTCACGTCGTTAGGTAGTACCGGAACCTCCAGCTCAGGGTTACGGTGTTCTGGCAGTCCCCTGCGTAATAGATGTTGCTTCACTTCCCGGATTACACCGGAACTGGCTTCCATTTCTTCCAGCGTCAAAGCTTCACCCTCACCTTCCCTCGGGTTGACTCGTCCTTGAACTCCCACTTCTCATCCAGATGGTCGCCACACGTGCATGGTGCGGTTGACAGGTCAGCAGTTACCGCTGCCTCGTTAATACCCTCCAGCATGGTGAGTAGTTTCTGGAACGAGTTTCGTTCCCGCTCGCCGTAGTCTACCACATACTCCTTCAGGCTCATATCGGACTTCTGTTCGTACAGCAGCAATCCTTTAAGCGGCTTTTCCGGCTCCCGGCCCAACTGTTCCAGCTTGTACTCAACCAGTCCCAAATAAATTACCAACTGCTTCACGTGGTACCCTACAGGCTTAAACGCAGCTGTTTCCTCGAAGGTTCGGGGATTCATGGACTTGTAGTCTGTAACGTACCAGTAGTCGCCTATGTCCAGAATATCGTCAAGGTTGCCGGTCAGTCCTACCGGATGGTCTACGCGCATTTCCTGACAGTAGTAATCCCGCTTGGGGTTGCCCAGTTGCGAGTCCTTTAGCACCAGACCGGCCTCCATAACGTACTTGTGCCAACGGTCGTGCATACCGTGCCCGTTATCGAAGATTCTTGCCAACCGTGGCGGTACGTCCTTTACCCCGATTACCCAGCCCAGCTCCAGCAGTGCGTACAGTCGGGGACAGAAGTTCCATGCAATTTGACTGGGGTGAAAACCCGGTCGGCGCTCCCCTTGCTCCCGCTCGGACAGGTACGTGTTGATTAACGGTATCAACACACCGCTTCGTGATGCGTCTATTCTCTCCTGCTGTTTAGCCAGCGCCTCTTTAATAGCCGTGAATCTCATCAGACAATCGTGCCCTTACTGGTAGCGCCTTTAGGTTTGTACTGCTTGATAGTACCTTCTCGCAGGCTCTTGAACCACAGGTACACGTTTGCTTCGTGCTTCACCCGCTTCTCAAGCTCCGCATCCTTGTACTGCGCCGTCATAGCGAACAACAACCTGAGTCCGGAACGGATAGCCACTGACTCATAAGCCTCGTAAGCTATCTTCCGTCGCTCCATGTTGATACCCGACTTCAAGCTGCGCATCACTGCGGTTTCCCACGCCTTGGTTGGTCGTGTTCGCCACATTTCATCAATCAGTTTATCGGTTCGGTCACTGATAGATTTAGCCACCTTCTTGCGTCTACTAAAGTACGTATCCACCTTGTCCATGTACTGTTTAGTGTTAGGTGTCGTGACAGGGGAACGGTAAGCCCAGTTGAACTCAAGGTTGATAGTGCCCTCAAACTCCAAGTCCCACATGTAAAAATTAGCCATGGAACGTCCCTTGAGGAAATTGGATGTAAGCAGCAGGTTAGCATCCCCCGTAATACCTTTAAGAACGGGTGTCCTAACCATTTTGGTGGCTGAGGGAATGTACAGCAGGTTCACCCTAGTCCACGCGGGGTCAAGCACATAGCTGTTGAGTCCCAGCGTTTGTGTCTGCCTGCCGCGTACCTTGGTAGCGGGGATGAGAATATCATTAACCACCCGCTCAAAGTGGTAAAGCTGTGTGCCTACGGTGTAACCCAAGTTGTGGAACGTTACCAGCTCGTCATTGGTTATTACCAGCCTGATTTCCCGGTCGGTATCCCAACGGTAACGGGCAAGGTTGAGCGCATGTGCCGCAAGTTCTGGGTTATCCCGCCAGAACTGTCTCTTGGTGATGTTCACACCTATTGCCCAACCAAGAATCCTAGTCAAGAACCACGGGTGGATGGGGTATCCATTCACAGTTACCCTTCCGTTTTCAGCACCGAAATTAAGGTCGTAGGCACCTTTGACAATCTCTTCCCGTGATACCCTGTCCCACAGCACCATTTGTTCCATGATGGGCTCAAGGATTACCTTTATGTCATCCGTGGACGCTGCTACGATTTCATCAAATGTGAACTCCCTTAGTTGCATTTAAACGATAGAGTCAAGGAATCGTTTGGTCATCCTAGCCCACATTTCCATCTGGTCATCCAGCAGGTCAATGAGTTTATAGGTAATCCACATGGTTTCCAGCTTATCCGGCTCCTGTGAAACGATTTCATTACGCTCAGCTACGCCAGTAACATCCAAGAAGTAGACAAGTCCCAAATGAACCCTGCCCACGTCGTCAGTGTCGTTGTAAATTAGTCCGATAAGCGGTAGCGGCTCGTCAGACTCGTAGCTCACTCCCAACTCTTCGTACAACTCCCGGTCGATGGAATCCTGAATCACGTCCACCACTGGCTGGTCGGGGTCGTTCCACTGCACGTGCCCTCCGAAGCCAATTGTGATACCGCCTCTAAGCCGCGATTCACCCGAACCCTTCAGCCTACGTGCGCCGAGTACCGTATGCAGTCCGTCACCCTCAAGTGTGCCCACAACTACGTAAGGAATCAGTTGCAGGAAGTTGTCGTCATCTTCGACCTCATCCCTGACTTTGCTTACCGCTACGCTACTGATGTATTCCAGCACCTCCTCACGGTTGTTCTCATTTATCGGAACTACCCCGAATGACCTTGACACCGGGGCTGGCACCACCATGATTGTTTCCTGCTCGTACTCACTATTGACTTTGCTCATTTTGCCCTTTCATCGAACGGTTCGTTTACTACCTCTACCGGCCCTACAGTGTACATCATATCAGTATCTACATGCTCGAACACAAGTGGAAACTTAGCGTACCTTCCATTGACTACCAGCGAGTACCACGCGGTAAGGGTAGACAGTTCTGCGTCAACTTCCCGCCAAATAACCGCGTCCGCCTTTTCCTTTGGCTGCCCCTGAGCGTCGAGGATACCCAGTGCCTTCGCAGCTTCGTCGTACCTGCGCTGAATGTCTCCGGACAGTGGCAGTATGTAGTGGTCAATACCGTCAGTCGTTATCGGCATAGCTTCTGAGGACATCATAATCTCCCTTCGGTATCACCACGTACTCTCGGGAATCAGTTGGACGTAGCGACTCGTTATCGAACTCTATAATAAGGACTGGACGCTTACCAACCGCTGCTGCTTCCCTGCCCACCTTGGTCAGCCAATCTAATTTCAGGGAGATTTGCTTATGCTTGGTGGTCTTGGCTTCGATTACTTCACCCGTGGGCAGGTCTGCGAAGGGGTCGGTACTGCCGCGAGTCTGTACGTCCCCCTTCATCCACAGTGCCCCGGAACCGGGGGTCGTAATGCCCCCGGTCTCTTTCGCCAGTCTGCGTTCCTGTTTGGTGGATTTATCCTTAGTAGTTCCGGCTCTCTTGGGACGTTTTAGGAACCCGCTCAAAGTCTTGTGTAAAACGAGTCAGCGTAGTCTTCAGCTTCTATCTCTAACGGGTGATTGTCCCACCAGCCCTTGCCGTGCTTAATCGCCTTCACCACAGCCCAGTACAGATAAGTAAGCAAGAAACCCAAAGAAGTCATTTTATTGTACTGCCTTACGTGCCCGTCCTCGTGACGCAGCAGGTTCTGTAGCGCATACTGCCGCTCGACAATTACCACCCTACCGATAGTGATAGCTGCGGGGTCGAAGTTGATTCCCTTAATATCCCTGTCAGTTAAAAACAACCTGCGTCCAAACGGATTACGGGTGTCTACGTACCCACCCCGGTTGTTAGTAAACCCTTCCGAGACTACTTCAGTGGACTTGTGGATACGTGCGTAGATTAACCCCAGCCCTGTAGCGAGGAAGGGATTACCTGAAACTCTTTCGATGATAGTAGTTGCTATCACCACCGCTACCAGAACATACAACGTCGTCATCGGATACCCTCCGTGGAAACCCCCGACTTTAGCCGTGGGGAGGAAATGGTACCACTATAACACTTACCTTGACAACTTACACTATAGTTACTAAAATGTGAAAGATGAGTTACGATACTTCGTACAAGTTCAGGCTGTACCCCACCGATGAACAGAAGCGGGTTCTTGCCCGAACGTTTGGAACTGTGCGATTTATCTATAACCGTATGCTGAGTGAACGGACGGACGCATTCTACAAACGGCAGGAGCGTATGGGGTACCACGAGACTTCTGCCGCCTTTACTAAACTCAGGAACTCCGAGGAATACTCGTGGCTTCGGGACGTATCATACGTACCTGTACAGCAGGGACTCAGGCACCTTCAGGCTGCGTTTCAAGGCTTCTTTGAGAAGCGCACCAAGTACCCCAAGTTTAAGAGGCGCAGGGGTAAGCAATCCGCTGAATACACGCGGTCTGCGTTCAGGGTTCGCAGCGGTAAGTTTTACCTCGCCAAAATGAAAGAACCACTCAATATCGTGTTCCACCGGGACATCGACCTGTCCAAGGTTACGACGGTAACTGTTAGTAAGTCTCCGTCGGGCAGGTATCACATCTCCATGCGATTTAAGAAAGATTTCCATCCCCTTCCAGTCGTTGACAGTGAGGTGGGGATTGACCTCGGTTTGACCTCCTTCGTGACTCTCTCTACTGGGGAGAAAGTTCGTCCTCAGAACCGTAAGCATCGTGCCAAGCTTGCCAAGCACCAGCGCCGTCTTGCCCGCAAGCAAAAGGGGTCGAATCGGTACGAGAAGCAACGTGCGCGAGTTGCGAAAATCCATGAGAAGGTTGTTAACTCCCGCCTTGATTTCCTGCATAAGCTTAGTCACCGCCTCACCCGTGAAAACCAAACGGTTGTGGTCGAGGACTTGAACGTTGCGGGAATGCTCAGGAACCGCAAGCTCGCTAGAGGCATAAGCGAGGCTTCGTGGTCGGAATTCGTCCGTCAACTTGAGTACAAATCGGAGCGGCGTGGACGTAACTTTGTCAAAATTGACAGGTGGTATCCGTCCAGTAAGCGCTGTAGCGATTGTGGTCACGTTGTTTCCTTTCTACCGTTGAATGTTCGAGAGTGGGACTGCCCCGAGTGTGGGGTTGTTCACGACCGAGACATCAACGCTGCTAAGAATATTTTGGCGGTCGGACAGACCGTTACTGCTCGTGGAGGGGGTGTAAGACCGAAGCGCTCGAAGGGCGTCGAGGCAACCCCCGTTGAAGCGAGAACCCCCCTTAATCAGGGAAGCCCCCACCTTTAGGTGTGGGGTGGATGTCACGACCCCAGCAGCCTTTCAACCTTATCCAGCAGCTCCCGTCTGGAACCCTTGGATAGTCCTACATACGTGGGTTTGGCTACCTCCCCATTACCTGCTCCCTTATCGTCGTAAACCTGCTCCACGGATTCTAGGTAGCCTTCTGCCGACAGCTGCCCGTTCTCCGCTGTGCGTCTAAGGTGCGTACTGTAGTCCTGAAAGAACTCAATCTCATGACCACTCAACGTCAGCCCCTTAAGGACGTGGTTATCAAACGCCCTGAACGCCAGTGGTGCAACAGGTCGGGATAGTCGTTCTACCGCTACTGCGTAATCCTGAATCTCTTTCTGAGCGTGTCCGTCCATCCGTAACCTAAGAAAGTTGAACAGGTTATGCAAGTTGATAGTCCAGTACCACTCCGTATAAGTGGACAACGGTAGACCAATGCGGGACATCTCCCGAGCTACCCCATCTTCCAGTCGCTCGTTGTATGCCTCGAACAGGTACTTCATGTCCTCGTCGTAGCCCTCAGCAATCACGTCGCTAAAGTCCACTACGCCTTCGCTACCTTGACGGTTCACCTTGGCTTGCCTTCGCCACTCGTCGGGGCTGTAGAACTCGTCTTTCATGACTGAGTATCGTGCGCTAATCTCATTAATCGCTGAGGTTCTATGCCGCATCCACTGTCTGGCAACGAAGATAGGTGCCTTTACATGGAACTCAAACGCCACCTTCTCCATGGGGGAGCTGTGGGAGTGTCTGATGAGGTAATCAATCAGTCCTGCATTGTTCCTAGTCTTCTTGGTTCCATCCCCGTAGGACACCCGTGCAGCGTCAACAATACGCTGGTCGTCCCCCATGCTGTCCACCAGCCGGACGAACCCGATACCGTCCGGCATGTAAATAATATCGCTCAAACCTGCTCCTGCCCTTTCGTAACAATGTGAATTACTGCGTTCCTGATGTCCTCGTACTTCTCCGGCTCAGCCTCGAAATACTCCAGCACTCCCTTAAGCCCTTGAATACCCTTCTCTTCCCCCGGCAAGAAGTAGTAAGCGCCACGTTGGTCAATTACACCTACCCTTTTGGCGAAGTCCACCACCTGCTGATGCTCGTCAGTGTCTCCCTTCTTGATAGGCGGGTGGTCTCGGACGTAGATGGAGTAGCTACCGTTCTCAAGCAGGCCGGTGATAGTGTTCTTATTGATACTGAAGTTGGACTGAATACCAATCATCTCTTTAGCTGCGTTCTCCACCGGCTTGGATACCTTGGATACCCGTACCCGTAGGTCGGCAACGTAACCCTGTCCCTTGCCCCCCGGAAGGGTTTCACTGAGGCCGTATCCCCCAATCTTCTCTCTGGGTTGGTTAATGAGGATGACAATAGGCGGTATCTGCTTCTGCTGTGACAGCTTGTTCATAGCGCCCTTGAGCATTCGCAAGAACTTGTTGTTGATTCTTGCCGCCAGTCCCATTTGCCAGTCTTCGGTACTGGCTTCCATCTCAGTAGACGGTGCCATAGCTGCGATGGAGTCCACAACAATAACATCAATCTCCCCTGTATTCAGCGCCGCGAAGATAGTGTCGTAAGCCTGTTCTTGGAACACGGCCTCCTGAAGCAGCATTTTACCAGTGTCTACGCCAAGCGTTGTCATCCACTCCAGATTAAGTCGTCCCTCGGAGTCCACGTACAGGACGTTCATGGGTACTCCCCGGTCTCCATTCGGTCGCTTGCCGTCCCTAAGCGGCTCGAAGGTTTCTCGGTCAGTGCGCTGAGCGTTCGCCACCGTTTTCAGTGCGATAGTGGTCTTACCTGAGTGCTCAGGGCCGTAAAGGAGCATCACCTTGCCCATCGGAATCCCCCCACCAATGAAGGCGTCGAGGCTGAAGATTCCGGTAGAAATGCGCGGCATAACCGGCATGTCACTAGCGAAGCGTATAGCTGCTCCACCGTAACTCTTGTTGATTTCTTTAATGAGGTCAGTCAAAACTGACCGCTCTACCTCACCACTCAAAGTCATCCTCTTCCTCTCGCGTTTCAGCCTTGTCTACCCGCACCCGTTTAGATTTGGGCACATACCTCTTGCCTTGACTCCTGCGACGGACTCCACCAGTGTTTCCCTCAGTGGTCACACTGGCTTTAACTGCGTCAACCACGTACTTGGCAAGGTACTCGTTAGCGATATCCTTAGCAGACTCGATTGTGGTTTCAACCTGCTCCACCCGGCAGGGCAACGTCACGTGAACTTCTACCGACAGGCTGCGGTAGTCACCAAGGTTCTCAGTCCTGCGAAACCCTACAGCCACTCGTGCTGCTCCATCGTTATCGGCTCCCGGAATATGGTGTGTGTCGCTGGATTCGCTGGACACCTGTGCGCCCTCCTTAAATATGGTGCTGATGTGAACTTCGCTCAACGGAGTACGAACGTTTCCTTGGTCTCGATAAGGTTAGGTACGTGCTCAGCGGAGATGTCTCCCGTCTGTACACGCTCTTCTACAAACTCTCGGGTCACTGTCGGCACAGTGTACAGCCGGGGGTCAACTTCCATAGTCTCCAGCAGCCGTACAGCCGTGTCGAGGTCGGGCACCTTCGGAACTTCATCCGCTACTACCGGCAGCTTCTCCACAAGGTACTCGTAAGCTTTAGGGGATACCGACACCCGCGTAGTTGTAGTTACCTTCAGCCCGGTCGTGCGCCCTGCCATGATGCGGTGTCCCTTGTCGTTAGTGCCACCTTCGGTACGCCGCTCGATAATTACTTCCCGCGCACGTTTCTGGAACTTATCTGTAGCACCGTTAAGTGCCTTCACCACGTTAAAGGCATCCACCAGTTCCGGGGTGTCCAGCTCTTCCACTTCGGCAGCAAGTTCACCAATCCGGCTCACCAGTTCCGCCACGTTGTCCATCACACTAATCTCTGACATCTCGAACCTCCCATCCTTGCTCTTGATACTGTCTCAGTCTCTTACGTGCGCTGCCCATCAATTCCGGTACATACCTGTCCACTATATCAATAACTATCGGCTTCAGCTTGCCTTCCATTGTGCGTTGCGCCCTGCCCACTATCTGTATCGTGTCCGCTACAGGGGTAGACAATATAACCGTGTCCAGCTCTGGGATGTCCAAGCCTTCTGCGGCTAGACTTACCGTAGCAAACAGTACCCGGTGCTTCTCTGCTGCTTCCCGTTGCTCGGTGGTCATACCCCCGACGTAAAACGCCCAATCTTCCGAAGCGTCGTTAAGCCCTCTAGCTTCGCACTGTGCCACGTAGTATTCCTGCAAAACTTCAAGGTGCTTACGTCGCTGCGAGAATACAATAATCTTACCGCGTCCGTTTTCTACCGCGTCTACTGCCAGTGCTGCTATCAATGCGGTTCGACCTTCATCTTCTACGATGAAGCTTACGGCTTTGGTGAAGCTGGGCTTACCCCTGTGCCTGAGCGCGTTCGGGTCACGGCTTTCAGTGTTGGTGTTCACTCGGTAAACCGTTGGCTTCAACATGTCTCGGCTCATCTCTACCCCTACCGGCCCGATGTGGCTAAAAAATATCCACTCTAGCCCATCCTTACGCTTCTCTGTGGCTGTCAGCCCAAGCCGATAACGTGCCGGAAACTTCTGTATGGTTGACACAAACGTGTCTGCCGAGTAGCGGTGGATTTCGTCTCCGATGACAAGACCGAACATGGTGTAAAACTCTTGCGGGTATTCCCTACTGTGCAGGGTCTGTACCATTGCCACCACAAACGGCTTATCAACGTCGTACACATCCTGTTGAACCCGTCCCGACTCTACCCCGGTGAAGTCTCGGATGCGGTCTACCCATTGGTCTAGCAGGAACTCGGTATGCACTAGAATCAGTGTCCTGACCCCGAGCCTCTGTGCGATAGCTATACCCACGTTGGACTTACCCAGTCCCGGAGCACCCTTCAAGGTTACACCGTAGTCCGCTCGGAGCACACTTACAGCACGGTCGATAGGGTCTACTTGATAGTCCCGTGGAACCATCGGTCTACCCATATCTTCACTCACCCCCGGAGCAGTCCTGTCCTCTATCTGCTCCCGGTTGCTCACCGCCTTGGCCCAGTAACGAGGAAATATCCAGTGAGTATCCGTAGTGGTGTACTCCCTGATTACCCGTGGCTTACCGTGGGTAGAAAATCCCAACCTGAGTGCCTGCGTGTACTCAGGGTTACTTCTGGTAAGCCTTTCCGCTATCTTTTCCCCGTCGGGATGGTTAAGCGGTAAGCGTAAGTGCGTATCCAAGCGCAACTGCGTAACCTCCTATTCTTATTTTCCTTCGTGCCAATTATCAGCTATCTCTGCTGACACGTCCAGTGGCACTTTCAACCTTACCACATTAGTCATGAGGTTGACAATAGTATCCTTTTCGGTTTCCGCGATGTCTTCCCGTACCTCGAACACCAGTTCGTCATGTACCTGAAGAATCATCCTAACGTCCGTCATCCACAGACCCCGTTCGACATAATGTCGTCGGATGTTGCGCATAGCCAACATGATGATGTCTGCGGCTGATGGCTGGATGCGCCCGTTAACTGCGGCTCTCAACGCTCCAAAGTGTGCCGCTCGATTGTCGAACTGTAGAGCAGCCTTGGTGTGTCTCGGCCTGCCGAGGATAGTCTTAACGTAGCCGTGCCGCTTGGCGAAGTTCTCAGTCTGCCGGATGAACCTTCTCACCCCCGGCATCCTAGTGAACAGCGACTCCATGTACCCTTCAGCTTGTTTAAGAGTAGGATTCACTTCCCCCTCCGTGCTCTGCGCGATATCCTTAGCCAGCTTTCCCGGCCCCATGCCGTACAAAACCCCGAAGTTAATCACCTTCGCAATTCGGCGCAAGTTGGGATGCTTCTCTGGGATATCCGCTGCTGTAGAGTCCTCTGGTTGGAACACCGCATACGCTGTAATGGAGTGCGGGTCATAGCCTTGATGGAACCCTTCAATCATTTGCTTCTCGTCTGCCAAGTGAGCCATTACGCGAAGTTCAATCTGTGAGTAGTCAGCAACTACCAGCTTGTACCCCGGTCTTGCAACAAACGCCTTACGAACCGGGTACACATCGTCGTTGGAAATGTTAAGCAGTGAGGGGTCACTGCCTGCGGCTCTCCCGGTCTTGAGCGTGATGCGGAAGGAAGTCCGCACCCGGCTGTCGGGGTCTACCCACGGTTGCAACCCCGTAAGGTATTGGGATACCAGCTTCTCCACCTTGCGGTAACGCAGGAACGTGCTGACAAACCCGGTTTCATCCTCCGCTACCATAGCTACCAAACTATCCCGGTTGGTACTGTACAGGTTCTGCTTGCTCAACTCACCTACCGGGGTTAACCCCAGCTCATCGAACAGGATGGTATTCAGCTGCGTATTGGAGTTAGGATTGAACAGCTTATGAGCCAGCTCAGGCCGTTCATACAGCTTCTCCCGAAGATTCTTACGGTCAGCCCACTTCTTCTGTAGTTCAGGGATGTTCTTGCGGTCTACGTCTATGTTGCCAGTGAACCCTGCAAGGTCAGGGTCGAAGTCCTGTCCGGGTCGGAGCTGTAGCAACTCTTCCTCCAGCTCTCGATGTTCCTTAATCGCAGCTTCTTCAAGCTCGCGCAGTAATGGTACGTCTATCCTTACCCCGGCGTCCTGCATCTCCGCGAACGTAACCAGCACCTCGCGGTACAGCTCGTCCCACACCTTCCTAAGTGTTTTATCCGATTCAATGCGTTGCCACAGGTCATCATGCAGACGCCACGTCCACACCACGTCATCCACCGCGTAGTTCTCGATGTCGTCAATGGGAATCTTGTCCAGTCGGTAAACTTTACCGGGATGCCACGACACCGTTTCCTTCGCCGCGATGTCAGAAAGGTCTGTCATCTTGTAGTCATAAAACTCGTGAACGGTTGGCTTCAGTCCCAACACCCGTTCGGTGTCTTGCAGCCACAGCATAATCATCGTGTCTCGGATGTTGGTATGTAGCTTAGCTCCAAACCTGATGTTCCACGCGGCATCGAACAGCCAATTATGGGCAATCTGGAGGATTGACTCATCCTCAAATATCTCCCGAACCACCGGCCATACTTCGTCCCAAGGCAGGTAAGGATGCTCCACGTGCTCAATCAGGATGTAGCAGGCTTCTTCGTCGGTTGGCCCCCACGCCAAACCTAAGCCACTTATCCTGCCCTTGTACGGCTTAGTGCCCAACGTTTCGTAGTCGTAAACGAACTTACCCCGCTCCTTGATTAAGTTAACGGCGGTAACTACATCTTCTATTCTTGTGACCAGCCGGGGGAGGACTCGCTGCTTCAACCTAATACCTTTCCCGTCGCATGTTGTTCACCTTATGCAACTCCTTCCTCACCGCTTCCCTGTCACCCCTTGCGCTGCGAATGTACTTACTTACTTCCCGCACTACGCTGGAGCCTGTGTACCAATCTTCAGGCGGTGCGTCAGGGTGTATTACAGCGGTGCGTAGCTCAAACTGTAGCCAAATGGCCTCCTGTGTGGTGAGCCCCACTTCAATCTCTTCCACGGCCTTTTTCAGCGCTGCGTTAAGGATATCATACCGTAGTCCGCTTACCGTCACCGGCTCCATACGTGAACCCAGTCCGGTAGGTTGGAACACGGTATCTGCTATGTCGGACAGTTGCAGATACTTTGCAATTTGATTCATATTCTGTTTTATACGGGGCCGGTGTTACCCGGCCCCTGTCAGTCACCAGTCGATGTCGCTGGATGTGCTGGTGTCGTTGTCCTCGTCGCGTTGGCGGCGTGGTGCGTCACCGGAACCCCGGTTATCGCTGCGGCTGTCACGGCCAACGTTCACCTTGGCTACGTGGCTTTCCATCTGCTCGAAGGTGTAACGAATAACCTCTTCGTCAAAGTCGAGTGGCTTGGCTTCCGGGTTAAGCTCCATGATTTCAGCCTTAGAGATGGTTTCGTCGTACATCCACACATCGCCCACGTTAGGCGAGGTGCGCTTGTTGGAACGCGAGACGTCAAACACCATACCCGTCAGTCCCTTGTCCCCCTGCTTTTCAGCGTACTTCTGGAGGATGGTGATAGTTGCACTCTTCGCGGCCAGTGTCCGCACCGGGTTAACAACGGTGTGACCACTACGAGTCTCGAACTCAGTCAGGTGGAGCACCGTGAAGTACGCCACCACCGGCGCGAGGTTACCCTCACGGCAGAACGGGCAGGCTTCAGGGTTTTCACCGGACTCGTCAAGGCAGATAACGTTGTCGTACCCGCCTCTGACACCGGGCACAGTGTGCTCCCGTGCCACCAGTTGCGGTGAGCTGGAAATGAACACTACCCGTGCATCTTCCCCCGGCTTGATGCGGAACCGGAAAGTAGTGTTAGGGCGATTAGCCGCCATCTGCTCCTGCTGTTTAGCCAGCGCTTCCTGTGCTGCTGCAAAACCTTTCATATTCCCTCTTTTCCGTCCTCTCGTTGCTCCTTATGAGCGCTCATTGGACAATGACCATTTTACTGCGTCTGCGTGTGGTTTGTCAACCTTTAATCGTTTAGGGGTAGGTCTCGTTGCCAATCGTTTAAGGCTGTCTTTTACCGGCGCATAAACTGCCTCCTTTCCTTCAGCTAAGACGGTTGGCAGCTCTGCCCCAACTTCGTCTATGTCCTTATACCACCCTAAATCAAGAGCTGTCAATCTTACTTTGGAACCCAGTGCCTTACGCACTCTGGCAGCCCCCAACTCTCCCGACTTATCGCTGTCCAGCGCGAGATAAACGTGGTCGGTGAGTACGGCCAGCCGCCGCGCCTGTTCCTTGGTAATTATCGCCGCCCCCAGTGCGACTACCCCCATACCGGTAGGTAAGTACATGGATGCTTTAATCGCGTCCATGTACCCTTCCACTACCAGCAATGAGTCTTCCTTGCCTGTTACCCGGTGTTCCCCGAACAGGTATTCACCCCGGTTGAAGCCGGAAGGCATAACCTTGTACTTGGATTTGGATTCCCCGGTCACATCCCTGCCCACTACCGCTACCAGACTGCCCCCCATATCCCAAAACGGAATAGTAGCCCTCATTTCCGGCCAATAAAACCCAAGTCCCCATTCGCGGATGGTGCTTCGGTCAAGCCCTCTTGTTTCAGACCAGTAGGGGTGTTCTTTGTTGAGCGAGTCCAGCAGGTCTTGGTGTATCGGCGTGGCGGTTATACCTTGCCTGCGCAGCTGTTCGTAGTGCTGTGTCTCCTGCAACGTGATGAAGTAGCTCAGGTCATCAGCACGTTCCCGGTCTATGCCCCCGTACTTGTGTACTTCCCACACCAGTGACTTGACTGAGCCGTTGAAAGAACACGTGAGACATGTCGTCCATGACATACCTTCGCCTATCGAAACCATCATCGACGGGTTAGCATCCCTACCGCCCCCGTGCGTCCACGGTGCGAGTGGACAGGACAATGCGCCGTAATCACCCATGGAGTTGACTTTAGGGTGCGGGTTATAGGAACCCAGCTCCTGCATCACTTCGGTTACTGCGGATGCCTTCACCGGCTCACCGTTTGCCCGTTAACGCACTTCAATACGTTTTTAGGTGTAAGTACCCACATTAAGTGCCCGGAGCCCGTAGAATCAATCCTGTGAGCTTCCAGCGCATCCCGCGTCCCAGTACGTGGACTACCAAGGCAAGTCCTCCTGCGTTTCTGCTTCATAATCAACCTCCTCTTCCTTAAAGTGCATTTTGTTGAAGTCGAAGGATACGTGCCATGAAAGTCCGTCAGCGGTATCGCGTCCCTTGATTACCCGCATCTCCAGCACCCGGTTCTCGATATCTTCCGCTGAACGGGAGATAGCGATAATCATATCCGACCACATACCAAGGGAGTCCCCAAAGGACAGGTGCTCCACTCCACCTTTCGCAACCTTGCCCCGCGTAGCGTTACCGGCGGTAGCTACGTCACGGTTGAACTGTGTGTTGTAAAACACCGGAACCTCGTGCCTCAGTGCCACATCTTCCTTCAGTCCTCGGATTACCCGCTGCATCTTTTCCCAGCCCTTTTCATCGCGCCTTCCGTCTCCGCCCAGCATGTAAATGCCGTCGATGTACACCGCATCCGGCTTAATCTGGTCTACCAGTGACGATAACGCAGTCGGTGTCATCCCCGCTCCGTCCACGAAAATCATTTCATCCTTTCGGGGGTCGGTACCCAGCAGAAAATCTTCGTACCGTTCGTAAACCGCGTCAGTAAGGATTTTACTGCGCAGGTCGGCGTGATTAACGCGGAGGTGAAGTGCATCCAGTCGTTTCATCATATCTCTAGCGGGGATTTCAGTACAAATGAACAGCACCTTGGACTGTTCTGCCTTCCAAGCGTAGTAGGCCCACGACAACAGCATCCACGTGTTGTGCGTAACGATGTAATCCTCAGTCACGTAAAGGTTACTGTCGTCAGCCACGGAAATGCAACTGGTTTCCTTTTCTCCGACGTACTCAATGCGGGTGAGGCGGTTGAGGTAGTCTATCATCTCGCCTGCCTTGAGCGTTACCACGTACCCGTCCCCTACGTCCCTAACTTGGGCCAAGTGTCCCAATCCCAGACTAAGCTCCCGGAACCAGTCGGCCTCCTCGCGGGTGTCGAACTTGTACCACGTCCGTTGCTTAGGCAGGTCATCACGTGACTTGTTGCCTGAGATAACGGCTCGCCACAAGGACTCCCGGAACTCTACCGGAGCGTACAGCAACTGGTCGTAGCGGCCTTCAACTATGTGCTCAGTAGTTTCTTCAGACCCGGCACCAATGAAAAACCCGTAGCTGAAGCCGTCGTCAGGCTCGTACTCGTAATCCCCCGACGGGTCACGGGGCAAGTTATAGAACGGAGATAACTCTTCAGGTGGGAGTGGCCCCTCAAACTCTACGGGGAACACGGTCGGGATGGTGTATGACTCACCGTTCGCCAGCCCTTCGATAAGGTCTGCGGTAGTGAGTACGAGGGCACCATCGTTAACCTGCCACAAGTGGTCGATATCGCACTCTACTGATGTGCCCATATCGAAGTGAACCCGGTATACTGGTCTCACTCCCTGCGGAAACACGCCAATGACTTCAGTGGGCTTACCGTCCCAAGAAATAACACGGTCTCCTACCCGCAGGTCTCCGTTACGAACCCAGCCGGTTGGTGTGAGCACCTTCGTGTCCAGTGGTAGCGCCTTGCCTTGCCCGGTTCTGGCAGCGAGTCCGATAACCTGTCCGGGGTGTGCCCCCAGCGTAGCCTTGTCCAACGTTTCGTAGCCGAAGTAAATGCCATGTGTGTTAGGAGCGTGGAAGTCGTCAAACCGTTCCCGTCCTGTGTTGGCAAGTGTAAGAACTTCGGTCTGTGAGTGGATAAGGTCGAACTCTCCCAGCGCATTCTGTAGTTCCTGAATACCTCGCTTCGGGTCTTTGTCCAACGTGTTAACCGTGGCAAGTATCCTGTCCGCCAGACCGTAGCGGGTGTAGTTCTCGATGATGAGGTCGGCGTAAAACTCCGGTGGCTCCACGGGACGGGCCTTAAGCAGGTAAGTACGGATATCAGTGAAGTCCTTGATAACCGTTTCCATCTCCGGAACCTTGCCGTACTTATTCCACGATTCTGCAAGGTAATCCCACAGCTTGGCGTACTCGGGGTCAGTGATGTACTCGGAGTTAAACCCGCGCAGCAGTGAACCTGCGAAGGAGCCGGAGTTGATGATACTGACTACGAGGTTCAGTTCCGCGTCGTGTGTGTTAACGGAACTCACAACTCGCCCCGCTGTCGGTTGAAGTAGGTTCTATAATCCACTGCGCTTACTTCCATCGTCCAACATGCTTCCTTAACCACTTCCTCGAAGCGACGTGAGGTCACAGTATGGATGCGGTCAGGTGGTAACACAGATGTCATGATTGTTACCAGTCCCGCTGCGTGGCGGTTTTCCACGATTGATTCCAGTGTCAGCGCATTGTTCTTCCCGTACTTGGTATTGGCCTCCCGGCCCACATCATCAATGATTACTACCTTCGCTCCTTGCACAGAATCCCACACAGTGTATCCGGGCAGTAAATCTTCGTCATAGGGTGCCGGATTAAGTTTCAGGTCAAACAGTCTGCGGAAGTCCACGAACTGTGTGGTGAGGCGGCGGGACAGTGCCCACTTGCCGATGTTTGCGGCCATGAAAGTCTTGCCGTACCCCGATGGACCCCACAGGTACAATCCGCCGTAAGGCTCACCGGAGCGCAATGCCTCAACGTACCCGGCCGACCACTTGCGGATTTTATCACCGTACCCGGTTGATTCAGGGTACGGAATGACTTCATCCATGTGTGCGAAAGGTAAGTTAGCACGTTCGCGGGAACGGCGTATTTCAGCCTGTTCCCGTTTAGCGTCTTCAGTGGCCTTGTCGTACTTCAATCTTGTGTTTCGTCCTTCTGTTGCTTGGTGGCGCGGAGCCTGTCCAGTTCCGCGAACATGTGTTCGTTATCAGTGGTAGGGGCAGTAGCTTCGTACTGCTCGTCGTCACTACTCTGACTATAGCCGGTATGTTCCAGTTCCGCAAGTGACGTACCGTCGCGGATGTAGGTCTGGTATCGCTCCAGCGTAGCCTGTGACACCAGTACCCCGAAGGTAGGTTGAGCCATATCGGTAAAGAGACCGGCTCGCTTGATTTCAACCCAGTTGTCAAATATCCAGTGAACAGCCTTAATCAGGAACTCCATGTCGTAATGCCGGTTGATGTTATTGATTTGCTTCTCACGGGCAGCGGTGAAATACCCCGGATTAACTTCGATACCTACTTCTGACAGGCGTTCCCGGATTACCGTCTTGTACCTAGACCGAAGGTTCTGGCTGCGCTTAGGCTTACGTGTAGCCGCTTCTGCCAGTATCTTCCTGACTGACTCAGGTACCTCGTACTCGTAATCGTATTCCGTCACGTTGTTAACCTCCCGCCACAGAACTTATCACCTTGGGCTGATTGTGTCCAGTCCCACCATCCCCACTTACACACTATACTCTTGACACTCAGGAACATGTCGGGGCGAGCGCGGTAAAAACTTTAGGAAAACCAGCCGGAGGCTGGGTTTCCGGTCTAAAGCAAGTGGAACCAGCGGCAGCGGGTGGAACGCGCAGCGCGAAGCGCGGAGCCAGAGCCTTTAGCCTGTCCAAGCGAAGCGCCAAAAGTTTGAGGTTAGCCGACGGCTGTGAGCGCAGCGAAACAGCGTAGCGTCGGCAATCTGTTAAATCTAAATTTAGTAAAGTTAGTTGGAAGCTTGCTTCCATGTATAAAGAATAGGGAGCGCGGCGTTTTTTCAGGTTTTGTAAACCACTAGAAAGCCTGTCACAGGCGGAAAACTTGACACATTGTTGAGTACAGCTCACTGTTAAATTTTCTAACATTTGGAACTGTGCCGCTTGTCAAATATAAGGGGTCTAAATGTTAAATTTTTTAACAGCGAGGTGTTAAATTTTTTAACAACGGTTCGGGAAGACTCTACGATGCTTTCGCCGTAAAATAGGTGGTGGTTTTAGGTTGTGTTTGACAGGTGGGGTTGCGGGGTATTAAGATAACCCTACCCCTGCGCTAACAGGGGTAGAGAGGTAGGCGAAGCCTAAGTGTCTAAGTTAATTATATTAACTTACCCCGGTAGTCGTCAAGTGCGAGCAAATTGAGAAAGTACAAGAAGTATAGAGGGCTGGAGCCAGAAACCATTCACCTGATGTGGACTACTGCCTTAGCTAGTGGGAAGGGGACTAGCCGTAACGACAGAGTAAACCGCGCAGGGGGGCAGTTTGTAATGGTATCCAAATATCTGGCAACGCACCCGGTGCTCACCTTGAAGGAACGAGCCGTTATCACGATATTACTGTGTGAACTAACCGTAGAAGAGGTTGACAGGAGCGACGAGTTATACCTGTCCACCGGGATGAACATAGAGGACTTATCCATAATGGCTGGGGAGACTAGACAGACCATGAGTAACTTGCTCAAGTGTTTGGAGAAGTTTGAGCTGGTTAAAGTAGGCGACGGGGAGGGCCGTAAGAACAACAAGACAATTTACATGTCTATTAAAGGCCCGTGGCCCATGCTGGGAGACCACCCCCACAAGGAGCTAAAATGGCGGGGCGGGTTCATTATGCTTCTTGGGGGTATGTCATTAAAGCAAACCACACAGACGTGGCGCAAGGCTGTGCTGAACGGTTATGTCACGGACCCCAGCTCACAGATGCTGGCGTTCCTACAGTCAGGCGGTAAAACAGTAGACCCAGACATCGAGGACATGCGCCCTCTGTTCAACAAGAAGGCGCAGCCCAAGCCGGTTAAGGACACCCCGAAGGTTAGTGAGGTGCCTGTGACGGTCGAGTTACATGTGGACAGCTTGACAAGTTAGCGTGACAGTGGTAATGTCTTAATCGGGGGATGGGGAGAGGGACACCGTTTCGTACAGCTTGTCAGGTGCGGTGTCCCTCTACTTGGCAACGTAGTCAGACAGTATTTCAGGGTCGTCCAGCAGCCCTTTAGCTCTTAGCCTGCTTAGTATTTGGTCATGACGCAAACGAGACATGTCCCGTTCGTGTTCTGCCGTTGAGCGCAATCTATTCTCGGAGTAGAACTGGTCACGCCATTTAGCAACTTCTTCGTCCCGTTTTGCTATCAGCGCGTCTTTCTCGCGGATGCGGTCTTGTAGATTGCTAACCTCTTCGCGGAGCTTGTCAATCTCTTGCCGCATATAGGCGATATCTTCCGCGAACTCTTCCCGGTAGCGGTTGCGGCGGCCCAGTATACTGTCCAGTATGGGCCTGCCTATGGCACCCAGTGCAGCACTGGCCGCCCCGATTATGGCTAGTAGAACGTTTTCAGGTACATCGCGTAGTGAGTCCATTTACTGGATACCCATCAGCTGGAACAGGGTGGGTAAGCCGGGCATGAACATTCCCGCACTTACTGAAAACTTGAAGTCAGGAGACTGGCCCCCGAAGCCATAACCGATACGAGCATTGACATAGTAAGACTCAGTGTAAATAGCAGCGCCTGTGTAGGGCGTGAAGGTGCCGTTGTGCCACTCGACACCTAATAGGGTCTCAACCGGCCCCAAGACCGTTACGGGGTATTCTGCGAAGCACAGGAGGCTGTGTCCGGGACGGTAGTCGTAGTTACATGCAACTACCCCCGGTGGGTTGGTTACATCCACAGGTTCCTCCTGTCCGACCGCGAATGAGCCGAACAGGAGGATTGTTACTAGGTACAGTGTACGCACTTACCGCCTCGCTCGTGCGGCGGCAGTCCTCAACTGCGTTTCCTTCGCCTGCTTACCACCTTGGTGGAGACCTACAGCAGTCAGTCCCGAGAACAGTCCGAACACCAGACCGCCCAGCGGTTTAGGCAGGTCGATGTACTGCGGGTCGAACAGTGCCCCGGTAAGTTGCAGCGCTGCGCCCAACACAACGCCCAGCCCTACAGGCAGCAGGTAGGCGTAAAACCCGTCCAGCTTCAGCCCTACCTTAGCCAGCAGCGGACGGAGTACAGCGGTGAGGATGATTAGAAACCCGGCCAGTCCCGCAGTTGACGCGCCGAGCAGTGAGAAATCGTAGCTCAGGAGGTCGCTGATAGACGGGTCAGTGACAACTCCGTTGGCGGTTGCGGTCAATTCATTTGCAAATGCAAACATAATTTCACACCTTTCAGTGGGGGATGTTTCCCCGTATACCAGTTTACCATAAACGGTATGTTAACAGCTAACTAACGGTTATCGTTTTCCGTTCTTACCCACAACTTGTCACCTACGCGATTCACAATGACTCTGGATGTTTCCAGCTCCTTGCCATTGAGGTTCACCTGATTAACCACGTGAACAAGTCGGCGGGGAGGAAGGTCAGTCGAGTAATCCGTGAGGTCAAGGGACAGCAGCCACTTGGGGTCTAGGTAAATACGGTCGGTTTCATGGAATCCAGCGTCGCCAGTAAGTTGAGGGGCGTTAGCGGGGATATCAACCTTCCGCAACTCAAAGTGCAGGTGGGCAAGGTATTGGTTCCTGTCACCCTTGCCGATGGAACCTAAGTGGTCTCCCGCTGCTACTATGTCCCCTACTTCTACAGTGTGCTGCATTAGGTGACAGTAGTTGGCATCGAGCACTTCCAA